TCCCGAACATGCCCTCAAAAAGCACCTTCAAGCCGACCTAAAACCCTGGACCGGGCCTTATCAGGAGTACGAAGCCCCCCAAGAGGGCGCAATTTACGCAATCGGGGTGGATCCGAGTGGATATGCGGCCCGAGATCACGCTTCTTTCCAGGTTTTGAAGTGCTGGCGGGGAGAATGGACCCAGGTTGCGTGTTTCGCAGAGCATATCGACCCACTTTCCTTCACAAATCAACTTGTGAGGATCGCAAACCGCTACAATAAGGCACTAATTTGCGTTGAGTCCAATGGTGTAGGTCAATCTGTCTTAGCCCTGTTGGATGACCGAGATTATCCAAATTTGTACTATGAAGCGAAGTTCAAGGCCGGTTTTACTACTACATCCAAGTCTCTTGACCAAGCAACAGGCTGGGTAATCGACGCCTTGATGGATGAACTGGTTTTGAACGACAGAGATCTTCTCCAACAGCTTCAAACCTATAAAAACGACAAACGCACCGAGGAATCCGCTGCGGCGGAGATTCTTAGGGGGTCTTCCAGCAATCGACGCCGAGATCGACACCATTGGGATAAAGTTTCTGCTTTGATGATGGCTGTTGTCGGTGCTCGCTATCTTCCCGTTCGAGACAAGCCCGGAGTGAAGAAGGAGGAAACGAATGTGCTCATGTTTACTGGGATGAGTTACGATGACCAAGAGCGGTATCGTAAGAAACTCTCAGAAGACAAAGTACCGGCCAGATCTCGCCCAACCTATCGATCTGTACGGCGGAGAAAAAAATGAGCGAAGCTCTTGAAATCTATCGGGATCCCCAACGAGATGTCGCGATTGTGGACCTCGCTCCTGGCCTCAAACTCACCGTTCCTATGAGTTTTTTCTCGAAGTATGGGACACTCCAGATGAACCTGGAAGAAGTTTCTCCTGTATTGGAAGAACTCTACTCCTTGATCACCCTCATTCCTGCTCAAGGAAATCCTGGGATCACATTGAAGGAGGCGATGAAATTCGATGGCCGCTGACGAGATCCCTCCTTTTGAGAAGCCGGATGAACTAACGGCTCCTGATACGCTGAGTTTGCTCCGGTCTTATGCCCTGGGGCAAATCCAAAAAAGAACGCGGGAAGCGATGAAGCCTTCCCAACAAGACTTGAGCGAGGGAGCACTTCCGGAAGCGCCGCCCCCACCTGGGCAAGAAGAGCAGCCGGTCAGGCCGACGAATCCCTTTCCGAACCCTTATGAATACGACGAGGAAGAAGCCTGATGCTTACAAAGAAGCAGATTACCGGATTGATCGACACCCATAAGGGTCGATCCTTTATTGATCAACGAGAGTGGGACAAGGTTCGATCCTGGTACACAAGCGATGCCTCGGGCAACTATTCTCAAGACCTTCCTCAAGGTGCGGGAAGTCCTGTAGATCAGACTGATGATCTCAGCATGGAGACAAATTATCCGTATGCTTTCGTGGATACGATGGTCGCAAACATTTGCCCCAACAATCCAGAAGTTACGGTAAACGCCCGACGTCGCCATCTCCATGAGCCCGCGAAGTATCGGGAAGCTCTCATCAATGACACCTTCCGCCGTTCGGGTGCCCACCGCATTCATTGGCGTGCGGCAACGATGGCGAGTGTTTATCCTCGGTCTTTTGTGAAAGTAGTTTGGAACTTCCGGAAGCGTTCCCCCGACTTTCTCGTTGTTGACCTCCGTCACGTTTGGTTTGATCTCACAGCGGAGAGATGGGAAGACATTCGATATATCATCGAAGTTACAGTTCTCACTCGGGAAGATTTCAATTCTCGAATCAAGGGAAAAGGCGACAAAGCCGACCGCGCCTACAATCCAAAAGTCGCGGATAAGGCTTCATTTGGTGGCTATCCCGAGTGGCTTCGAGACCGTCAGAAAGACCAATCTCTCATGAACGACTCCTCGAAAGAGGTCTTCGAGTGGGTAACTGTCTACGAAGTTTATGATTTCACAGGAGAGGGGAGGTACTACCACTACCTCGAAGAGGAAGAAGAGCCGTTGTTTGCGGGAGAACTTCCGTACCGATTCGTCCGTAATCCTTTCTACCGACTCTCTTTCAATGACAACCTCCAGGATATTGGAGGATTGAGCGATGTTTCCTTGATTCGTCCGATCCTTGAACGCCTCAATGAGTTGGATACCCTGATGCTTTGGTTCGCTCAAACAGCGATCCCCGTCACGATGCTCAACTCCGGACTGGTAGACAATCCGGAACATATTCGAAGTCAGTTACGGAATGCCACATCCCCGGGCTCAATCGTAGAGGTTGCAGGAAAAGCAAATGCGTCCATCCAAGACATCATCGGACACACCCAGACCCCAAGCCTTTCCCCGGAGTTCATCGCAACCCGAGACAGGTGCATCCAAATCATTGAATTTATCTTGGGTATTCCGCAATACTCTCGGGGAGTTGTCGGTGTATCTGACGTGGCAACCGAGGTCGCGTTGGCAGATACTGCGACAAGGACTCGCAACGGTCGCAGGCAGAAAGAAATCTACGACATGATTTCTTGGCAGTCTCAGGCCATCATCGGGCTCTACGAAGAGTTTCTCGCTGAGGACGAGATCCTTCCTGTTCGACTCCTTGCCGATGCTCAAGTTGTTGAAATCACTCGCGCTTCTATGATGGCTCGGGAACTCCTGGCTAATCGAGGAGAGGAGCCTCTGGACTATGACTACAGTGCTGTCCCCTACTCACCAACTGAGAACAACCGTCTGGTCCAACTTCGGAACCTGCAACAGTTCTTCCCGCTTCTCCAGGAGAGCCCACAAGTTGATCAGAACACCCTCGTTCGTAAACTCGCAGAGTTACTACAGATGCAGGATGTCCTCAAAAGCACTGACCAACTTGAACAAGAAGCACAACAAGCTGCCCAAGAGGCCGAGGCTGCAAAAGGTCAGGCGATGATGGGTCCAGGAGGTCCCGGAGGAGAAGATACTATCGCAACAGGCGCACTTCCTCCCGGAGCGGAGCCTCCTCTTCCTCCCAATCCCGCAGGCTTTGGCCCGGGTGGTGGTGAGGGAAGTCCCCTTACCGGGTTCGGAGGAGCCCCTTTTGAGTTGAACCCGAACATTCCGAGGAACCAATAATGCCCACCTACACTGGAAAATGCGACTCTTGTGGAGAGTTCGAAGACATCATGAAGGTTAGCGAGTACATCAAACAAGACGGATTGATTTGTCCTTCTTGCTCTAAGCGTGCCAAAACCCTCATTCGCTCCGCTCCTGGTATTATCGGTCCTCTCCCTACTAAAACTTTAGAGATTGATCAGATCGGACAGAACTTTGCTTCTCCCGAGGAGAAAAGAGCTTATTTCGCTCGACGGAAAGATCGCGCAATCGTGAGTAAGAACGATGCTCGATGGACTAACTATTACGATTCAGTTCGCAATCAGGCAGACCAAAGCGCGAAAGTTCAAGGATTTCGAGATCATGAGGATCGAAAGAACCACTTTCGAAAAGAACAGAACCAGAAAAAAGCTATCGCTTCTGGAGAAAAGAAGATTCAAGTCACGACTTGAAAGAAACCCCCTGGGCAGAATGGCCTTAGTGCTATATGCTTTTCTTGACTACTGTATTCCGGTCAGGTAAAACCTGAACAACTTTGGAGACTTCATGGCAGACGAAAAACTCCCATTCATGGAAGAGGAAGAAGGCGCAGAAGAAGAAATCTCTCCTGAAGAGGGTTCTGAAGAAGAAGCGCCCGCTCTGGATGTAGAAGTTGAAGTAGAAGAAACTACTGAGTTTGCCTCTCCCACAGAAGCTCTTGCTGCTGCCATTGAAGAGCACGGCGCTGATCCGGAGCAACTTATTGCTTGGTTCGATGAGTACGGATACGAGTTGGTGAAGAAGGGGGGAGAGGGTGACGAGATGGGGATGGAAATGGAAGAAGGTCCAATGGTAATGGATCTTGTTTCTCTCCGTAACAACGCTGCCGCGAAAGCATTTCCCGGTGACATGGCGTGAGCGAAGAACTTTCCCCATCCCCCGCAGCAGCCCCGACTCCGGATACGGCTGTCGCTGCTCAACCTGAGCCCTCCCAGGCGACGGCAGGTTCGAGCATGTCTGCGGGTGGGGCGGCGGCAGTCCCTTCTGGTGCTCCTGCTCCTACCGCTGCGGATGATCCCTGGCCCACAGTTGAGTGGGATTCTTGGGACGGGAAAGTAGATTCTCTTCCTTCGCAGTACCACGATACCGCGAATGGCATTCGAACTCACTACGAGAACAGTTACGCAGATCGTAACGCGGAGATCAACAACCTCCGGGCAATGTACGCCGCGATGCTCTCTGAGGAAGAAGATCCTCGAATCGGTCAGATGAGCACTCACCTTGAAAAACTCCAAGCTCAAATCGAGGAGCGAGATCTCGCTTACAAAGAGTTGGAGAAATCTCTTGAAACAACAGAAGCTCAAGCTGTTCAGGAGTATGTAGACCGTTTCTGGAAGGACCACGAGGAACTCTCTCAAGACGGAGAACGTCTGGGAGTGTTCTCGGAGTTTCTTGCAGATGATGACAAGTACGGTGGAATGTGGGATGCCTACGTTGCTGCCGAGCTTATGGCATTCCCAGAGGAGATCATCCAAATTGCCATCGATGCAAAGAAGGATGGAGTCTCCGATCAATACGCACTCAAGTTAGCGAAGGCACACGCAGAGCTTGAAGAAGTCAAATCCCAACCTACTTCTCCCTCTCCGGAAGAAGTGGCAGCTACCGCCGCAAAGGCGAAGGCTGAGGCGAAAGCCAAGGCTCCCCGTGCGGGAGCAAAGATTACGAATGGTGCTACCCGCTCTTCTCGACCCCAGGTCGCGAAGAAGTCAATGGGTGATGTCGATTCGTTGGATGAAATGAGACTTCTTGCTGCTCGTCGTGCATTTTCTGTGCATGGTGGGGGCAGGAGATAGCGAGGGATGTCCCTCAAACCCCGTCACCCTAAGAGGAAATAGAAGATGGCAATTAGTCCTGATGTAGTCGCAACCGCACTACAGGATCTTGCTCCTGGGTACTCGGAATTGTTCTCCCTTTGGCACCCCCTCATGGAACGGGTTGTGAAACGGGGCAACGTAC